TCCTAGTATACCTTGTATGTTTTCTCTCATCTCCATTCTCTTATCTTCATGCATAGGAGTTTGAGCTACTGGGTTCATAGGTCCAGGTATTCCTACTCCGGTTGAAGGGGGTGGAGTTCTAGTTTCGATAACTGTTTGCTTAGGACTGCGTACCGCTTCCATAAGAATATCTTTCATTTCTTCTTGGATTGCTTCCTTTACGGCCTCCTTTACGATTGTTTTTAATTGACTTAGTTTCATATGGTTATAAATATTAAATTAATCTGCTTTTAAATTGTTTTGTATTATATAAAATGATAGTTCGTCTAATAATATTTGGTCTTCGGCGCTAAATGAAGGTTCTCCTTGTAATATTGTAATTCCTCCTGAATTTTTAGCTATTGCTCTTCTTCTATATTGGTCACCTACCTTAAATTTATCTTCTTGTATTACAGATAATTCAAAACCATTTACATTAGTTAATACTGCATTACCTTGTTCTTGTGAGTTAGCTTGTATTGCTAAAAGCTCAGCATTTATTTGTTCCATAGGTATATCACCTCCACAATTTTCTATTAGTTCATCAACACGTTTTAAGTATCTTAATATTATTATTAAGGATATAACTAAAAATATAAGGGATATAAGTAATGCCTTTTTTAAATCTTCGGATATACCAACTAAATCTTTAAGTAACTCTTTAACATCTTCTAATTTTGCTATTAAAGAATAAGGTACACCTACACCAGGAGGTGTGGCAACTGGGAAGCCTATTGCGGAAATACTACTTTTTACACCCTTTAACTGTATTGATAAGTAAAGAAATAAAGCTGCTATTGCTGTGTTTGCTGCTATTACTATCCACATTTGGTTTATTTGTTTAACTATAGAATTTCTTCGTTTTATAAGTTCTCTTAAAAGCTCATTATTAGGGCATACCGCCGTTTCTTGTTCTTCTTTTTCTAATTTGGTAATACCAAACACAACCATTAAAGATATAGCTAATGGAAATAATTTGTTTTGGGCTACCCCAGCAAATGATAATATTTGAGCTTTTATTGTTATTATAGCTATTTGAACCGCTCCTAAACCTATAAGAGCAGCAGTTTCAGCTAGCTTATTCATTTCATTTTTTACCTGATCCGCTCGCCTTTCAGCTTCTTCATCTATATCAAGTAATTTTTGTATAGGTAGAATTTGTGGTACTTCGCCCGCAAGGGTTATTAAAGATTGTTTAGCTGGTGCAAATTGGTCTTTTTTATAAAGAACTGTTGGTTCTAATATAGATAATTCAGGTAGGGCTTCAATTGATACCGTTCCAAACCTAATCTCATATTCTCCATTTTCATCAGTTTTTATGTCTGTATTACCATTTTTATCATATACATATTCTTTGTATTCTTCTTCTTTTTTTATTTGTTTAGGTTTACCAGTTATTCTATTTATTTTACCACTAGGGTCGTCAACTTTAATTTTTCTAGTTTTGGTTACTAATTTCATTGGGAACAAAACAAGTAAAGGCTGTACTTCAACTCCTTGAATAGGTTCACTTGATTGTTCACTATATAATCTTCCCTTAGTAGAAAAAGTAGTAATAATAGGTTTGTACTTTTCAAGTTGTTCTTTAGTTGCTTGAAAATCATCAACATTGCTTTTTACACCTTCAGCTTTAGCTATTATTTCCTGACCTTTAGGGGTATTTAAAAATACTTTACCTAAACCTAATAATGTTTTTTCATCTATCATATTAGGTGGTTTTTACTTTTTTAGATTTATAATCACCTGCTTGTGCTCTGTTAGATATGTTATCTAATACACCCCCAGATTGACTAAGGATGTTAGCCAAAGATGAAGCAATAGGAAGAGAACCTTCTTTACCTAAAGCACTACATAAAGTTTTTAGATTATCTATTAATGCTGTAAAATCATTTATAAATGTATCACCTAAAATTACGGATTCAGATGCATTTTGTTTACCTAAAGATACTACACCTTTATCCGATATAATATTTACATTTTTAGTTTGAGATTGTATTCCTAAATCTTCAATTGATGTTAATACAATAGATTTTTGAGATGATAATAATATACTATCTGTATGAGTATTAAATAATAATCTACCTGAATTTAATATTACCTGAGGGCCATTATAGGATTTAGGTGATTTAGGTACAGGAGAAATTATGTTAGAATACGGTATAGTTGAACCTTCACCTTCACGTTTTAAAGCAACCGCTATATCAAATGGTATTTTTTGAGTAGAAGTTAAATATATAGACGTAGGGTCATTATTTATATCTTCTGTTATAGGTAAATAACCTTCTGATGAGCCACTTAAAGGTTGACCATTTTTAATAATGGTAATTGGGTCGCCATTTTCAGTATTATTACCCGTAGACCAATTATTTGTAATAATGCCTCCAGCTTTAGAGGTATTACCTAATCTAATACTATTACCAAATCTACCTTCAAATATATTATCGCCCGCAAAGGGTAAAATGGGGTGGATATTTCCTTTTTCTTCAAAAGTACCACCACTATTACCATTTAAATCTATACTTTGTTTTTGTGTTGTAGGTCTATTTACATTTCCTGTTTCTATAGAAGTATAAGATTTATTTAAAGAAGGGGCAACATCACTATCATTATTTAAACCTATAGGTACCGCATTCATGTGTTGGCTATTCCATAATGAAGTAATACTTACATAAAAATTCTTTAATTGTGATCCTATATCAGGGTTTACATTTGATGGTCCTTTTACAATAAGTACATATTCATTAACTAAGGGATAATTTTTTAAATTAGGAAATAAGGGGGTAGCTAATTGGAGAGTAACATCGTCTAAACTTGTAGAACCTGGGGTTTTAACTTCAGAGAAGTTAATTGTTCCTATTCCTGACCATTTACCAGTTTTTGTAAATAAGTCAGAATTAGAATTAAGATTAACATCTGTAACCCTAGCAATTATAAATTTTCCTATTTGTGAAACCTCATTAGTAGCCCCACCCATACTTGAATTAGTATTAGGTGATGATTGAAATAATCTAGAAATTCCAGTTTTATTTACTGCCATCTTTTTTTTCTTCGTAATTCTTATTAAGGTTATCTAATTCAGCCATTAATTCTTCCTTTTCAGCCTCTGTTATACCTGAAATGTCCTCACTAACTGAATTATTAACTACACGCTGGATAATTGTAGCCATTTTTATTAGTTGCTCGTCATTACGAACACCAATTTCCATATATTCTTTTATAAGAGGAACAATCAAAGTAGCATCACCGATATCTTTAATCAATGGTTTTAATTCTGATATTAATCCCCCTATTTGTTGTTGTTTTGATTTTTGGTTATCATATATCTCACTTAGTATATCTGAGAATTTTTTACTGCCAAATACCACACTGTCTAATGCTCCCATAATGTTATTTTGTTATAAATATGGATATAAGAAGGAATTAGAATTTAGCGTATCCGTTCTCTAAATAAAATATATATTGCTCTTTAAAAATGCCATGAAGTTTGTCAGCAATTTTAGTTATTTTAGGAGTTTTAACGTTTATAATTTCACGAATGTAAATATAAAGTGCTTTTTTATTAAAAACCTCTATAGTTTCTCGTTTACGAAATAATTCTAAAATAGCATCTGCAATTTGGGCATCATTCTTTTTAGGAAATAAAGTATAAATATTTGTTGTAACATGATCAACAAATATATCAATGTATTTATCTAAATCGGATTTAATAATTTCATCACCCATTCTATATGTGTGGGTTGAATGTTCTCCAGTTAATACATCAACAGGTACCTTCTTAATTTTCTTAGTATAATTCTTAGTGTTATATAATATTAACCAACGTTTTACTATCGTACCAAAATACGAGTAAGCTTTAGCTCCTCGTGTTGGGTCAAATAAATGAATTTTAGATAATAGAAAAACAATTATCTCATGTTGGAGATGTTCTAAATTCTCAACCTCTGTATGGTAAAATTTAAAGGTGTGGATAATATTTTGAGTAAGTTTAAAAAACGCATAGTGTATTTCTTTATCATAAATATTACTCCTCATTTTTGAACAAGGTGTATTGTTGTATAATACGATAGCGTCTTCTGTGTCTTGAGTGAAGTAGTTCTTACTCTTAGGTCTGCGTTTTTTCTTTAATGGAAGCATAAATTTTATTGGATTTTGAATCTCGATAGTGAGGTTTGTAATACCTTTATTTGATCAAAAATCCAACCTATTTCATCATCACCCTTAAATACACCTTTAGAATCTATGTCTTGTAGACGCTTATCCGATATATCTAATTGTTTTGAAAATTCTGCTATATAACCGTTTTGGTTGATTATTATTTCTAGCATCTTTTCGTTCTTTCTTAATAGGTTTATGGTCGTGTATCCTAAGATAACGACCAAAATTCCTAATATAATAAGT